TGGAGAGCCAGAAGAATAGAAGATGCTGGCAATGGTGTAGAAACAGCAGACATGAACTTTAGATTTTTACCTTGTTTAGTAGCAGGGTTAGCTTATCACATTGCCATGAAAACACCTGAGTTGGCTGATCGTATAACTTTATTAAAGACTGCTTATGATGAACAGTATGCTTTAGCTGCTGGAGAAGATAGAGATAAAACATCTGAACATTTTGTGCCAAGGGTAGGAAGGATATGACAAACAAGTTTGCATCTAAAAAAAGAGCTATTGCAGAGTGTGATGTCTGTGGTTTTCAGTTTAAACTACGTGAGCTGAGAAGCAAGATTGTTAGAGGTAGAGATACTAACATCTTAGCATGTCCTGAATGTTTTGATGGTGATCATCCACAAAATAGGCAGGGTATGTTTCCTGTAGATGACCCACAAGCCATTCAAAATCCAAGACCTCCTGGGCATCTTGACAGTAGTAGGAATATACAGTGGGGTTGGAATCCTGTAGGAGATGCCGTCAATAATTTTAATTTAAGTCCTAATAATTTATCTGCCACGGGGGCAGTTGGAGAAGTAACTGTAACAACGAGCTAGATTATGAATTACACATCTTTAAAAACAAACATTCAAGATATATGTGAAACATCTTTTACAGATGATCAGTTAGCTTTGTTTGTCCAACAAGCAGAGCAAAGAATCTATAACACAGTACATATTCCTGCAATGCGTAACGTAGATAGTAGTAGTTTAACCGCTGGTGATGAGCTGTATACTACACCTGATGGGTATTTATACACTTATAGTTTAGCAATAGTAAATAATGATACTCAGACTTTTTTATTAAATAAAGATTCTAATTTTTTAAGAGAAGCATATCCCGTAACTACAACTGCTAAACGTGGGCTACCAAAGTTTTATGCTTATCACAGCACTTCAGGTAATAAAATAAAATTTATGTTTTCTCCAATTCCAGACGCTAATTATACATTAGAACATATATATGCTAAATATCCAACATCTATAGTAACAGCAGGTGGTACTTATTTAGGAGATAATTTTGATTCTGCATTGCTAAACGCTGCTTTGGTGGAAGCTGCTAGATTTCAAAAAAGTGAACCTGATATTATACAAAACTATGATAAGATGTTTTTAGAATATATTACATTATTAAAGAATACAATGGACGGTAAGCTAACTCAAGATTACTACCGTTCAGGACAACCGAGGGCAGATGTGAGATAGTATGGCATTTACTGGTAATTTTATGTGTACGTCATTTAAGGTGGCATTGTTAAATGGAGAGATGGATTTTAGTAGTGATACTTCTCAGACATTTAAGATTGCTTTGTTTACGTCTAGTGCTACATTAAATGCTAGTACAACTGCTTATTCTACTACAAATGAAATTTCAGGAACAGGTTACACGGCAGGTGGTAATACATTAACTATATCTACTAATCCAACAAATGCCACTTCGGGTACGACTGCATTTTTAAGTTTTTCAGATACTACTTGGGCTAGCTCTACTATAACAGCTAGAGGAGCTTTAATTTATAAAAGCGGAGGAACTAACCCATCCATCGCAGTTTTAGATTTTGGAGCTGACAAATCTTCTAGTAACAGCACGTTTAAAGTTGAGTTTCCAACAGCATCTGATACAACAGCAATACTACGTATAGGTTAAGGGGAATAAACCATGGCAAGTACATTTGAAAATGATCTCAGGCTAGAAGAGATAGGGACAGGTGAACAGTCGGGAACCTGGGGTGCTACTACAAACACCAACCTAGAATTAATAGCAGAAGCCTTTAGTTATGGCACAGAGGCTATCACCACAAACGCAAATGAACACGCTACAGTGATAGCAGATGGTTCGACTGATGAAGGTCGCTCTATGTATCTAAAGTACACGGGTGCATTAGATTCTACCTGCACAATAACAATATCAGCGGGTTCTGCAGGAACTTTTACATTATCAAAAGTATGGTTGATAGAGAATGCAACTTCAGGTGGACAAGATATAATAGTTACTTCTGGTTCTGGAGCTAGTATTACCATTAAAAATGGACAAGTTAAGATGGTTGCCTCTGATGGTGCAGGTTCTGGCGGTATAATGTATGATCTTCTTCAAGACGTAGCTATACCTGATTTGTTCATAGATGACGACCTTACATTCCAATCTGATGGTGCGATAATAAATTTTGGAGAAAATTCAGAAATACAACTTACACACGTACATAATACAGGATTACTTCTTACTGAAACAGGGGGTGGTGCGCCAACACTACAGTTTAGAGATTCTGCCATATCAATTAGTTCAAGTGCAGATGCTACATTAGACTTAGCAGCAGATGGAGACATAAACCTCACGGCTGGAGTAGACATAAACATTCCAGCAGACGTCGGACTAACTTTTGGTAATGACGGTGAAAAAATAGAGGGTGACGGTACTGATTTAACTATTACTGGTAACAATATTAATTTAACAGCTTCAGAAGATGTGGTTCTTCCTAATAACATAGGGCTTGTGTTTGGAGATACTGGTGAAAAGATTGAGGGTGACGGTACTAATCTCGCTATAAATTCTTCAGGCGATGTAAATATTACTGCTACAACTGTTGATCTTGATGGTAATCTAGAAGTTTCAGGGTCAATAACATTAGGGTCTGGCGCAGTTATATCAGAAGCCGAGCTAGAAACGATTGATGGTGTTACTGCAGGAACTGTGTCTGCATCTAAAGCTCTTGTGGTAGACAGTAATAAAAAATTAGATGAACTTACGATTGATGACGTAGCCATTGACGGTAAAGTCATTACAATGACAGGAGACACTAGTGATACTGTAACTATAACTGCAGGCACAAATGGAACATTAGCAATCACTACCACAGACGCAGCTGCAGCTGCAGCTAACATTACAATAACAGCAGATGGTACTTTTGAAGCTGTAGGTACAACAATAACATTAGATTCTAGTGGAGGTATTAATTTAGAAACAGATGCTCTGTCCATAGGTAATAATGGGGATACAGATGTTGCTGTAACTTTTAATGCTAGTAGTAATGATGGTGTTATTACTTGGATGGAAGACGAGGATTATTTTCAATTCTCTGACGACATACTTATGGCGACTACAGAAAAAATTCAATTTAGAGATACAGCATCTTTTATTCACTCATCTGCTGATGGTACTTTAACTATTGAAGGTGAGGCTATTATTGACCTTAACGCATCAACAAGAGTTGATGTATCTGCGGATATAAAGGTTGGAGGTGAAGTACAAACTGCAAAGATAGCTTTCACAGATGGAGACGATGCTATTACTGTTGCTGATGGAGGGGGCATAACAGCAGCTGCGGGTATAACTTCAACAGCAGCTTCCAATACGTTTGGAACAACGAGTTTTAATGATGCTAATATTACAAATGTAGCTGACATTGCACTTGATTCTATTAGTGCAGATGGGACAGATATTAATATAGCTGTATCAGATAACTCCGCAACTGCTCTTACAATCAAACAAGGTTCTGATGCCTACCTTATTATAGATACTGCAAACTCAAGTGAATCTGTATCCATAGGTACAGGTATATCAGGAACAGCCATAACAATAGGGCATAGCACTTCTGAAGTTACAGTTGCAGATAACCTTACAGTGAATGGTGATCTTACAGTATCAGGCACAACAACTACAGTTAACTCTACTACTGTAAACCTAAACGA